TTTTCAAGGATTAAATATAAACTAAAAGACTGGATACCTCCTGAGAAATTAGATTGGAATTTTTTATCAAGAAATCCAAATGCCATAGATTTATTAAAATAAAATCCAAGTAAAATATATTGGTCAAATTTATCAGCAAATCCAAGTGCTATAGAATTATTAAATGCAAATCCTGATTAAATAAATTGGTATGGTTTATCAAAAAATCCTAATACTATAGAATTATTAAAAGCAAATCCTGAAAAATAGATTGGGATTTTTATCAAAAAATCCAGAAATTTTTGATGAAATATTAGAATAGTTTTTTTATTTTCTAACTATATAATTAGAATAATAATAATTTATGGATGTACTTCAAAGATTAAGAAGAAACAGAATTTTAGGACAGTTACCTTACGACCCTGATACTCGCTTTATTAGAAAAATACAAGACACAATTGATAATCCCTTTTTTAATCTCAGTATAGCTGATTATGAAATTATGTGTGGTAACAAGATGATGGTTAAAATGATGTCTAAAGCTTTAAAATGCGATGTAAGACAGCTCGAAAAGTTCTGCAAATTTATCAATTACTTCAAAGATAATATGCCATCAGATACTAGTAGATATAATAATAAAAAAATAGAACAGCAACGAGTAGCTACTAATAAAAGTAATCATTTATCTAAACTTTTACGAGTAGATCAAAGAAATACAGGAATAAGTATTAATGCAACAATGCAGAGAGAAAGCCTACATAATTTACCAGACGATATTCTTAAAATAATAGTACAAAAATACAGGACACTTTTATCTTAATAAAATATAAACTAAAAGATTGAATATCTCTTGAGAAAATAGATTGGGAAATGTTATCAATAAATCAAAAGCAGCTATTAATTTATTAAAAGCATATCCGGAAAATATAAATTGAGATATTTTATCATTTAATCCAGAAGCTATAGAATTATTAAAAGAAAATGCTATAAAAATAGATTGGGAGTCTTTATCCGGAAACCCTAGTATTATAGAATTATTAAAAGAAAATCCTACAAAAATAGATTTGTTATTTTTATCAATAAATCCGAGAATATTTGACGAAATATTAGAATAACTCATATCATGTATCACGAAAGTATCATGAAAGTATAACTGAAGTATCACTGAAATGTCCTAAATGTATCTATAATAGTTCTCCGCACGCCATATAAATGTCTATCGAGATACTTCTTTTACATTCCCAAAAGGCCTCCTTAAAAATAATATTGTAGAAAGTAAAGAAATGGATGATAATCGTGTAATTACCATCGACAGATTCCTTTCTATCTGGATATTCGTTTACACAATCCTATATTTTCTTGGGATCTTTCCCTATAATCCCATAATACTAATTAGTATCGCTTTAACATTCTTCATTATCAGTCTATTTATTATCATACCAAGATTGAACGAGCGATCCTTACTAATCTATTATATCTCTATAAATACAATTGGTAAGATAATACCTTTGATCTTCATAATCAATCGCGAAATAACAACAGCAGATATCGTATTTACTCTATCATTTATCCTATCATATGTAACTTATATGTTTATCCTTAAAGAAGATATAGTTTTTGTTTATAAAGATTACATAGAGTTTATAATAGATCGCGATAGAGCAAGAGAAGGAGCAATCTATCACGAATTCAATAAGATATTCTCAGATATATTCTAAGAGTCTCAAAGAGTCTCGAAGAGTATCGAAGAGTATCGAAAAGTATCGAAGAGTATCGAAGAGTATCGAAAAGTATCGAAGTGTCTCCTGTATGCTATAGGTATCGTCAATCTCAATATACTTCTAAGATACTCGGTTTATTCTTATAAAAAGGAAGAAGTACCTATATCCATTCTAATGCATAGTATGTATATCATATTTTATAATACATCTTTTATCCCATCTTCAAGGTCTACAATTGCCTTCCAACCTAAAATACTATAAGCATCGCACGGAGATTGTATTATATGTTTTACATCTCCATCCCTTTCAGCAATATACTCTATCGGGCATGTAAAAAAGCTTGCAGCATAATTTAATTCTATACTTTTTCCTGTACATAAATCTATTATCCCTCTATATTCACTAAACATAGAAAGTAAATTACCAGTTACAATATCGCTAACATGAGTATAATTTCTTGTCTGTTTACCATCTCCTGTAATTATTAGTTTTCCTAAATCTCGCTTTGACTTCCGCAAAGCAGCAAATACATTAGGTGAAGGTCCAGACTCGCTCTGTCTTTTCCCATATACATTAGAATATCTTAATACAATCACAGACATATCATACATCTTATTATAACACATTCCTATTCCTTCGAGAGCCTCTTTAGATGTTCTATAAGGTGTTAAAAATGCATATACTACGTTAGAAGATGATAATACAACTCTTTTTATATTTTTTTCTCTTGAAACTTCCATTATATTTATAGTTCCTGTTACATTGGTTTCGTAACACAACAAAGGATCTTCAATACACCACGGAGTTCTTGCTATTGCGGCAAAATGAAAAATACCGTCTATCTTATCATATTTATCGATCACAGATCTTAAAGATTTTACATCGCGTATATCAACATTTTCAAAAATAGCCTCTTTATTCAAATTATCTATATTTCCGCTTAATAAATTATCAAATACAATTACTTTATAGCCCAAAGAAATCAATTTATCTACCATGTGCGAACCTATGAACCCGCATCCGCCTGTAACTATATATGTTTTATTTTTATAAGTGCGCTCAATTAATTCATATAATTTCATATTAACATCTCTTAGTGATCTTCCAGTTCTTGATTTTTTCTCATTTATATTTACCATCTGATCCCTATTATATAAATGATGAGTGCCAAAACCCTTTTCTTTATCGCTCATAGGATAATTATCCTTTATCTGTAATTTTCTCTTGATTATATTTTCATTAAACGGATAATATCCAAACCATACTATATGTGCTTTATCGATAATTGTAGTTGGATTACGAGTGTTATGTCTCCCGACCCCATATTCTCCGTTGGGATAATTATGTATATACCTTTCTCCAATTCTATCCAAATGATAAACAATATCATCGTTAAGTAAATTACTCATTAATTCATAGCCATTTTCTATTTTATAACTATTTAATGAATATGGAGATACCGCTTTGATACCATAGGAAACTTTAGTCCCATCCGCATCTTTGAATAAATCCTTAACGGATATTTCGCAAAATAAAAATTCTGTAGTATTTAATACAATTTTTACACCTTCTATATTATTTTCAATATCCATAAATTCAACATCTATTTGTACTGCATCAAAATGGCTATTTCTCGTTGTTATTATCTTACAATTTGGGCATATGCTTTTGCATATTTCCAAAGATTTATCTGTACTGTTATAATCAATAATTATTATCTCGTCAAACATATCCTTATGGTGATTTAACCAAAAAGGCAATAGATATTCTTCGTTATATACATTTGTTAACAAGGTAGTTTTAGTCATTTTCTAATAATTTATATTTATTTTTGCTTTATATATATATCTATTTTTACATTCATAAAAGTTTTCAATTATTTTTTTTCTATCTATCAGATTTTTTTTGAAAATTTTCAAGCAAAATCCTATTAAATTCTCGCTTCATTAAATTTTTATCGAGATCAATTTGAAATGCATTAAATAATATTTCAACTGCACTGCGGTCGGTATTAGTTGATAATGCATTCCAATCTATATCAGGAATCAGACGACCTAAATTAATGAAATCCATATCAGTCGATGCGCTACCTTCTAAAAGGTGGAGATAAGGGCTTATATAATGATTTGTAATTACATTTTCTTGAAAGGAACCATCATGACTATCGTGTTCTAATAATAATGAGTTAAATACATATTCCTTATTTTCTACTGGCTGAATAAAATTGAAAAAACATATACAAAAGATAGTATTATTATAATTGGTGATTGGAGTATTGGTAAGCAAATGAAAAACTTTATTTCTACACCTAATTTATCACTAAAAAGAAAATTACAAGAGCGTTTTAATGTTTATAATATAGATGAATATAGGACTTCTTGTTTAAATTATAAGACAGAAGAATTATCTAATAATTTATATTTACCAGATAAAACAAATAAAGTACGAAAGATGCATTCTATCCTAACATATAAAATGGAAAATAAACGGAATGGTTGTATCAATTGTGATAAAAATGGTTGTAAGAATATTCAAAAATTATTTAACTATTATATGGAATATAATGAACGACCAGAAAAATATAAAAGAGGATATAACTTACAAAAACTACAAACCGCTTTAACAGAGCCGTCAAATTGTAGTTAGTTGCTTAAATGCAATCATTTGCATCCAGTAGAAAAATAAATAACAAAATTATTATATTTTTTTTATAATAATCTTGTCCCATTTATCTTTTCGGTTGGTGTAATTTTAATATATCTATTTAATAATATAAAATCATCGAGCTCTTTATATTCGTCTATAAAAAATTCTTCGTATTTATATTTTTTTGTTACCTAATAAAAAATGATACATATGGATATCTCTAATATATATATATATCAATAAATTATGGTTTTATCGCATATATTTCACTTATCTGATTTGCATATCAGAAATGGTGATAATACATACTCGCGGTACGAAGAGTACAAAGAAGTATTCAAAGAAACCATTATATCCATAAAAAGCCAAGTAAAAGACCTAAACTTATCATTTGATGATTTTATAATAGTTATTACTGGGGACATTTTTCATAATAAGAATGTGATAGGAAACTATGGGCTTATAATATATCGCAAGTTTATCCAAGCACTATCTTTGATAGGCAGAACCTATATTATATCAGGTAATCACGACTATGACCAAAGCGATCGTAATAAGCCGTCATTAGTATACTCGTCGACATTTGCCATATCTAATGTATTTGTCTTAAATAAGTCGACATCGTTTATTATAGATGATATTGGTGTGTCTTTTGTTAGTATCGATAATACATTAGATAATTATAGAAATAGCGGGAGAATTCAAGATTTACCAAAATTTCCAGATATAAATGGTAATGTTAAATATAAGTTAGCGCTATTTCATGGTACATTTGCATTGGCTAAGCTATATAATGGTAAATCAATTGAAGAAACCTTAAACCCTTACCCTTTAGAATGGGTCAGTGATTTTGATTATGTACTTTTAGGAGATATTCATAAGAGACAGGTTTTCTCTTATAAAAACAAAACAATATGTGGGTATGCTGGAAGTCTCATACAACAGAATTTTGGAGAAGACATAATAAATCACGGATATCTCATATGGGATCTATATAATAAGGATATCAAGAAGGTAAACGTATATAACAAGAGAGGCTTTATAAATATCAAAGAAAATGAGAACAAAGATATCTTGATAAGAATAAATAGTAAATACGAGAGGAGATTAGAAGACTATATATATAGCAATAAAGATATATTTCCCAAACACATTGATATTAAAAGCTTTTCTAACATAAACATTTTAAACCTCGACAATATCTTAAAAAAATATAACATAAACTATGATATTATAGAGAAGATAGATAACTTCTCTAAATTTATAAATACAGGCCCATATGGCACCTCGGGAATCGACAAATCTATCAGTTCTTTGGATGAGCCTTCCGATGGTATTAATAGTATTAATGTGAACAATGATGTTCTTACAGAATATTTTAAACCGCTATTGTCTAAAGAGAATCTTATATTTCTCAATAATATTATTAAGAATAAAGAGCTTCTGTTATTAGATTCTAATAATTATCCCGAAGAATTGCGAGAAGAAACAAATAGAATAAACAAAGAGCTGTCTGTAATAATTAATGCATCTCTTAATGCTAATGAGAATACTATATTGGCTCCTAAATCTATTTTTAAAATAAAATATTTAGAATGGGAGGGATTGTTATGTTATGAAAATAAAAACTGGCTCAATATGAATGAATTAGATAGAAAACTGTTTATGGTTAAAGGTAAAAACGGAACAGGTAAGTCTGCTATATATGATATATTGCTTTTAGCTATTTGGGGAGAAAATACTAAGAAAAACTCGCTATCAAGCGGTGTAGTAAATCATAATAAAAACAAGGGATATACGATTGTTGATATAGAACTAAATAATAAAGAGACTTATAGAATTTGTCGTAATTATTCTAAGAAAAATATAGGTAATAAATTGCTCGTAAGTTGTTCAGTAATCTATAGATATCTCAATACTGATAAAGGCGCTGATATAGAAATTATTAAGAAAGATACGGCTTGTAATAACGAGATACATAGATTGTTTGGAGATATCGATGACTTTCTATCAACATCTATGATAACTCAGCGCATTGATTGTGATATTTTAAAAATGGATTTTAAAGCCATATTAGAACTGATAGACAAGTCCTTTAATATCGAGTATATTTATCATTTATACAATGTATTCAATAAAACTATTAATAAATACAAAGGATTACATAAATATGTCGAGAGCAAGAAAGATGTATATGTTCGTTTACTAAAATCCAATAGCAATAATTATAGCGACGAAAAAGAATTAGAAAAATTAAGAGAAGAATCTGAAGAGCTCAGTAATAAAATTAGCATTTTGAAAGAGGAATATGAAAACAATATTAAATTTATAAACAGTTTTAGTATAGATGCCGATACGATTTTAAAAATAGATTGCGATGAATTAGAAAACAAAATAGATTACGAAAAAATAGTATCAGAATCCATTTACAATAATAACAAAAGTCGATTTGCAGAATTAGAGTATATCTTGAAAGGCAAGGATATACTAAATTTAAGTAAGCAATACAACAAGTCTTATGAAGACGTAAGAGATAGCTCCTGCGGCTCCTGCTGCTCCAACAACATCGATAATATAGAAAATAAACCATGTGATCTATCGATTATAGAGAAAGAAGGAGATTATTTAAAAGAGTACTTTGATATATTTGATAATGACGCATATGGCGGCGATAATGATATAGATGTTCAAGAAAATATCAATATATTAAAGAGAGATTATGATATATCCTCTGATATACTAAAAGATTTGATAGCAAAAAAACCAAATAAAGCAGAAAAAATAGACAAGCCTATTAAGGCAAGAAAGAATTGCTTGAATGAAATAATATCTATATTTGGTAATTTAGAATGCTTAGGAAATATCATTAATGGAACTGATAAAATACATTATACCAATAGTATACGTCATGATAATGATAATAATAATGATAATGAAGTCATGCAACTATCTTATGAAAACTATGTTTTGCAGTTAGAATATAAAAGCAGAATCGAGAATACTATTGGAGAAATTAACAGTAAAATAGAAGATGTTGATATATTAATTAATAAACACTTTAAGGATAGAGAAAATATAGCGGAACTAAGTGTACCTCGCGAATCATTAGAATCAAATAAATTTAATAACTCTCGAGAAATTATTAAAGAGATCGAAGAGATAGATTATAATCATATCATGCAATTTCTAAAATCTAACGAGAAGCTTCTAAATGATTATAATAGTAAATGTGCTGTCTTAAAAGAATTAGAAGAAGAACAAGAAAAATACTGCGATGAATTAAATATGCATGAGAATAACGAAGATTACCAATACGATCCTAATTGTATTTATTGTTGTAAAAGAAATTGGGTAAAGCGGATTAAAGAGCTCCAAATTATAATTAAAAAGTATGAAGAGGATATTGGTAATATTAAATTAGCTATTGATAGCAAAGAATATAAAGAATTATCAGAAATCGCTGAGCGATTCAATAAAGACAAGGATAGATACGAGATATTAAGTGATCTACGTGATTACTTAATATATAAAGAGAAGCGCGAGGAAATCAATAATAACATAAAAAGGTCTTTGGAAAATAAAAAGCTATATAATGAATCGCTTATAGAAAACAATACTATATTGGAAAATATAAATAATTACATTAATAGATACCATAATAAATCAATAGAATTGTGGGAACGCCTGAATTCTATAAAAAACTATGAGAAATATAAAAAATGGGAAGAAAGTTATACTGAAGCTCTTAAAAAATCAGAAGAGCTCAATAAAGAGCTCGAAAAATATACGAGTATTTTAGAATATAACAAGAGCATTAAGCCGCGTATCATAAGCTATCGCGAATTACTTGATAGATACAACAAATGGAAAGAATATGATAACAAGATTAATATAATATATTCGAAAGAATATGAAAATATTAAAGATAACATAGAGAATTATAATAACATAGAGCTATATAAAAAATATACTAAGATTATACCAATTCATAATAGGAATATTAAGCTAAAAGATATTATAGTAAATGGCGAAAGTGATATTAGAAAAAAGAGAGATCTATTGGCTGAAAAAATAGCAATACTTAATTATAATACTGAGAATCTTGAGAATTTCAATAAGCTACAACAAATATCTATAAATATCGAGAATACATTATCATTGCTTGATACTATCATTGTTAATTTTCAAGATTTTAGAATAAACCTATATGATAAGATTATTCTCAATAAATTACTTATTAATACAAATAGAATGTTGAAAAATATATCGCATTCTGATACGAAACCTTTTGAGCTTGACTATATAATCAATGTATCGAGAGATATAATCCATATTAACTGGTTAATTAAAAATACAAGTATAAGTAATTCCGTGAAGCAAATAATATCAATACATCAGGCGTCGGGCTATCAACAGTTTGTAATATCATTAGCTTTGCGCTTATGTTTATTCGGAAATAAAACCACATGTAAACAATTGTTTATAGATGAAGGATTTGTTAGTTTTGATAAATACAATTTGTCTATAGTGCCCAACTTCTTAAAATCTCTGTTATCATACTTTGATAGCATTATTATAGTATCGCACATAGACTTGATACAGGAAACTATAGACGATGATGAATGTATTGCTGAAATAAACTATGATAAATCCACATCGATTTCAAGTATTACATATAATCAAAAGGTATCTTGTGATATCAAGAAATAATGATCGAGTGAGGTAATAAAATACAAAAAAATGATTGTAAGCCGTACTCGTTTTATACACAATAATAACAATAACATGGCTAACGCAAATGTTGATAAAGGACAGGTGCACGAATATGAATTCGAAAAGTATTTGTGTGAAGCTGATAATATCAAGGAAAACATTCTAAAATATGGTGTAGCTATATGTCCAATTTTAGATGATAGTGAATGCGAAAATATGATTAAAAATAAATGGGACGTATTAGAGCATTTAACAAGTAACTTTGAAACTCCAATTGATAGAAATAATAGAGAAACTTATAAGCAAATCTCAGAATTATTTCCCAATCATAAAATGCTAATTCAGCATTGGAAAATTGGACATTCTAAATTAGCATGGGATGTTAGACAAAACGAAAAGGTAATAGATGCTTTTGCAAAAATATGGGGTACTGACGATTTAATTGTTAGCTTTGATGGTGCGAGCATTTATATTCTCGATAAACCTAAAAGAGAAAACAATTCGTGGTTTCATGTGGATCAAAGTTATTTGAGAAATGATTTTGAATGTATTCAAAGTTGGATTAATGCATATGATACAAACGAGGGAGATGCTACATTGGTGCTATTGGAAAATAGCAATCAGTATCATAACGATTTTAGAGACAAGTTTAATATAACTGATAAAAAAGATTGGTTTAAGTTGGAAAATGAAGAACAATACAAATTCTATATTGATAAAGGATGTCGCAATGTTGCTATAAAATGTCCTCGGGGTCACGGAGTTTTCTGGGATAGTAGAACATTACATTATGGAAATCCAGTTCAAAAAAATGCGAGCGAAAACTATAATTATCGATGTGTAGTATACGTATGTATGGTACCAAGGAATTTTGCAAAAGCCAAAGATTTGGACAAGAGAAAGAAAATATTTAATGATTTGAGAATGACTTCACATTGGCCTAATAAACCCATGCTATTTTCAAAATATCCGAGAACATATGGAAAACCTATGCAAAATGTAAAGGATATTTGTATAGATGATGTTAAAAAATATATTAACGAACGTGGTATTAAATTAATATAAAAATTATATATATATTACATTATAAATTATATATTTTTTACAAACATAAATATATTGCATACATTACACAGATTACAAAGCTATTTTTAAGGCTTTTTTTTTAACAACCTTCTTCTTCGGAGCAAGCTCTTCTACGCGAGATTCCTTAATCTCTTCAGCTGGTTCAACAGTTTTCTCCTTTTCAATTTCAACTACTTCCGCGATAACCTCCTCCTTTTCTTTTACAAGAGTCTTCTTGTATTCTTTCCATTCTTCGGCAAGTTTAGTAAATCTCTCTGGATTAGTGAGATCAGGGTATTTTTCCTTAATTCTCTGCTGATTATCCTTGATATACTGATTCCACGGAGTAAGTTTCTTAGGAATAACATTACCGTCATCATCTACTTTAACATCAGCCTTTTTAGCAACTCTCTTAGGCTTATCGTTTTTCTTCTTTTCGGCTTCTTCAGCCTTCAACTTCTTCTTTTCCTCCTTGATTTCCTTAAAGAAATCCTTGGAATACGCCATAATACCCTTATCGTCAATATCGTCAGGCATCTTGGCCATATACTCCTTAAATCTCATACCGATAGTGGCATCCATTATCGAGTAACTTTGAGCTACTTAGAGTAACTTTGAGTAACTAAGAGTAACTTTGAGCGACTAAGAGTAACTTTGAGTAACGTTGAGTTACTAAGCGTGACTTTCTAAGAGCTTGTGTAGCTTGTGTGATAAAACTTTTAATGTTAGTAATCAATTTTTTAATTATAATGAACAAATACGAACATATTGAGGTCTAAATAAATAAAAAATATAAAAATATAAAAATATATATAATATTTATATTTTAGTAATTATCTGTGAATATTGGTGTCCTTTTAATTATCAGATTCCGGAGTAGCAGAAGAGACAGCCATTGCAGCAGCAGCCGCTAATTCTTCCTTGTGCTTTTTCCATTCCTCAGATAGTTTTGTGCGAACATCTGCAGGAGAGAGTTCGGGAAAATCTTCCTTGATTTTTGCACGAATTTCCTTGGCGAAAATCTGATATGGAGTAGCAGGCTTCTTGGGCTTTTCATTTCCATCTTCATCTTGATCGTCCCTTTTATTTTTCTTACCATTCTTCTTCTTTGCTGCTTCTTCAGCCTTCAACTTCTTCTTTTCCTCCTTGATTTCTTTCATGGCTTGCTTAAAATAGGCTTCGACTTCCTTAATAGTATCAAGTTCGTCGGGCATATTGGCGATACGCTCCATGATCATCGTAGCAATAGTGGTATCCATTTCTCGAGTAACTTTGAGTAACTTTGAGCAACTAAGAGTAACTTTGAGCAACTAAGAGTAACTTTTGAGTAACTAAGAGTAACTTTTGAGTAACTTTGAGCGACTAAGAGTAAATTTGAGCGACTAAGAGTAAATTTGAGCGACTAAGAGTAACTTTTGAGTAACTTTGAGCGACTGTCTAAGAGCTTGTGTGATAACAAATTTAATGATAGTAATCAATTTTTTAGCTATAGATAAATTTATAGAACAAATTATAAAAACGAGTAGCAGAGCGTATAATTTTTTTAATTCTAAAACATTTAATAGAATAGCAGTTAAATAAATATCCATGTCTTCTAATACCTCTCTGTATAGATTAACTAAGAAAAAAGTAGATGAATTATCTAAGATTTTAAAGGTAGATTCTAAAAGTCTTAAAAGAGCTAATACTGCTATTGTTGCTAAAGCAGCTACACGTTCTCAATCGAGCAGTTCTGGTCCAGATACTCATGTTATTAGAAATATACAAAATAGAATCAATAATCCATTA